AACAATGAGTAATACACCTAGTATTACCCCAAGTATTTCTATTAGTAATACACCTAGTATTACTCCAACAAACTCTACAACACCATCTATAAGTGTAAGTAGAACACCATCATTAACACCTACCACTACAGCTACTCCAAGTATTAGTATAAGTAATACTCCAAGTATTACTCCAACAAATTCAACAACACCATCTATTAGTATATCTAACACACCTAGTATTACTGCTACACCTAGTGAAACACCAACACCAAGTGTAACTTCTACAGTCACACCTAGTATAACACCAAGTAACACTGTTACTCCAAGTATTACTCCTTCTATAACTCCAAGTAATACAGTTACTCCAAGTATCACACCTAGTGAAACACCAAGTTTAACACCTTCAATAACACCAACAAATACTGTTACTCCATCAATAACAGCTACAACAACTCCAAGTATTACACCTAGTGGAACACCTTCAATTACTGTATCTGCAACACCATCAGTAACAGTAACACCTTCTACTTCTAATCCATTAGATGGAGAATACTATTACATATCTGATAATTCATATAATACTTGTTATAATCCAACAATACAAATATTAGTTTATGATGCTGATCAGCCACTAGAAATAGGAGAATTTTTATATCAAGTACCAAATGGAACAGATAAATGGACTATAGCTGAAATTCAAACATTAGTAGGAAGTTCATTAGATGCATTCTATTTAACAGGTCCAGGTATAGCATCAGGAAATTATTTAATAGTTAGTGGAAGTCATGGTACAGGAGATGCTATTGTTGTAGGAAGTGGAGTATGTGTATCTATGACTCCAAGTGTAACTGCTACTCCTAGTATAACAGCAACACCTTCAATAACACCAAGTTTAACATCTACACCTAGTACAACACCAAGTATCAGTATTAGTGTTACTCCAAGTATAACTCCAAGTATTAGTTTCACTCCAACAGTAACAGTTACACCAAGTAATACTGCTACACCTTCTGCGACACCAAGTATTAGTATTAGTACTACTCCTAGTGTTACAGCAAGTACTAGCTTTAGTGCGACACCTTCTATCACACCAAGTACTTCTATCAGTAGTACTCCAAGTATTACACCATCAACAAGTATATCTAATACTCCAAGCATAACACCTAGTAACACTGTCACTCCAAGTAACACAGTTACACCAAGTATAACAGCTACTCCAAGTATCACTCCAAGTACTTCTATTAGTAGTACTCCAAGTATAACACCTAGTACTTCAATTAGTAATACTCCTAGCATTACTCCAAGTAACACAGTTACACCAAGCAATACTGTTACCCCAAGTAATACAGCTACACCTAGTGTAACACCAAGTATTTCAATTAGTAGTACTCCAAGTATAACACCTTCAACTAGTATATCTAATACTCCGAGTATAACACCAAGTATAACAGCTACACCAAGTAATACTGTTACTCCAAGTAACACTGCTACTCCAAGTATTACTCCATCAAATACAGTTACACCAAGTAACACTGTTACTCCAAGTAATACAGCTACACCAAGTGTAACACCTAGTATTAGTATTTCTAGAACACCTAGTATTACACCTACTAACACTGCTACGCCTAGTATTACTGCTACACCAAGTATAACTCCATCAATTAGTATTTCTAATACTCCTAGTATTACACCTACTAACACATCTACTCCAAGTACTACTCCATCAATTAGCATCAGTAGAACACCTAGTATTACACCTACTAACACTGCTACGCCTAGTATTACTGCAACACCAAGTAACACAGCTACACCTAGTGTTACACCAACTAATACAGCTACACCAAGTGTAACACCTAGTATTAGTATTTCTAGAACACCTAGTATTACACCAACTAATACAGCTACACCTAGTATAACAGCTACTCCAAGTAACACAGCTACACCTAGTGTTACTCCAAGTAATACTGTTACTCCAAGTATAACTCCTACTAGAACTGCTAGTGTAACTCCAAGTATAACTCCTTCAAATACACCAACACCTAGTATAACACCTACTAGAACTGCTAGTGTGACTCCGTCTATCACACCAACAAGTACCTCTACACCTAGTGTGACACCAAGTGTTACACCAAGTATTACTCCAAGTATAACACCAACTACAACACCTCCTATAGTTTGTTACACATATGAATTATCAGCTGATGATGGCACTTCAAATAGAAATGCTTATGACTTTAGCTATATAGATTGTGGAGGAACATTTAGAGAAGGCTCAGTAGTTAATGGATACCAAAGATATGTTTGTGCTAGAGAAGGTACAGTATTCTTTACTAGTCCATATATAACATTAACACAAGGTTCAACATGTAGTCAAGATCCATCCCCTACACCATCATTCACCCCAACACCAACTAGAACACCTAGTGTTACACCTAGTGTTACACCTAGTGTTACACCTGATCCTACACCATGTCCTAGCTCATCACCAGCAGCTTCAACAGTTACAATACAAATAGCAACTAATATATCATTAGATGTAGAAATATACTTATCTAGTATAACAGTGAATGGTGTTGGAGTGACAAATGTTACAGGAGTAGATCCAAACGTCCCAGGCAATGGTGCAACTGTTGATACAAATCAAATAGGAACATATGATATAGTAGTAGTATATAGTTCTACTATATCAGGACAAAATATATCTTTAGTTGATAGTGACTATAATGTATATTGTAATAACACATTAACTGGATTTAATAGCATGACATTCTCTAATGTTGTAATAAACGGATCTGTAAACCCAGTATTAACAGCTGGTGATGGAACATGTATTTAAATAATATCTAAGTTTGGTGTCCTAAAATCTCTACTATATATTTAACCTAATAATAAAGGTTATGTTTTATATAATAGAGACAAAAGAACAATTAGATTATCTAGGTAAACCAGAACATGATAAGTGTTTTGTTAATATCATCACTACAAATGATAATCGCCATCCATCTCTAACTAAACCATGTTTAGTATATTATAATGATGGAGAAAAAGGTTATATATTACCTATCGACCATAGTGAAGCATTTAAATTAGATTGGGAAACAGTTAAGGAATTTATATCTAACATTAACACAGTTTATGTTTTAGATAAAAAATTCCATTTGTATTTTCTACCAGGACATAATTTAATTGATGTAAATTTTTACAGTTACATAGATGAATCACAATTTGATACTAAAGTACACATTGATTTCAATCGTGAAAAATATTATATACAAGAATTAAGTACACTTATTCCTATCCCTAAACATTATGAGAAATGGGAAAAAATACACAGGAATATAAAAGAAAGAGGATTAATTTCTAAATGGCAAGTAGCTAGTACATTTTTAAATTATAATTTCACTAATGTATTTTATCAAATTGAAAAAAATGGTATAGGCATTGATCCACGTAAATTTAATAAACATTTTGAAGTAACTTGGAAAGATAATTCGATTTACGGGAATACAGTTTTTACTCAATACAATCTATATAATTTAACTTATCGTCCGTCAAACGCCTTTAATAGTGTTAATTTCGCCGCACTTCCTAAGGGTGTACCGCGTGAGTCATTTGAACCAAATAATTACATGTTTGTTGAATTTGATTACAGTGCTTATCATCCCCGCATCATTGGTAAAGCTATAGGGTATGATTTTGAAATTGATCCATATGATGAAGTACCTAAAGAAATAATGTTTCAAAATTTATATGGTGGTATTAGAGACGAATATGCTTGGTTTCCATTTTTCGCTAAATTAAGTGAATGGTTAGAAAGCCAATGGGAAGAATTTAACTCTACAAATAGATTAAAATTACCATGGGGAACTAATATCTATAAAACTAAAATAGAAAATCCAAATAAAAATAAAATATTAAGTTATCTAATCCAGGCATACGAAACATATTATAATACATTAACATTAGATCGTGTGTTAAAATTATTAGATGGTAAAAAAACTAAAATAGTATTATATACATACGATTCAATTCTATTAGATGTGGCTAAGGAGGACGTTAAAACATTATTACCAAAAATTAAACAAGAACTAGAAGCTGATGGTTTTCCAACTCGTATGAGTGTTGGCGAGAATTATGGCGCTTTAATAAAAAAATAACATATTTATGACCTGGAATTTAACAATAGAGGAATTGGCAAACAAGTTATTCGCAACCTTCTCAAAGAAGGAAGACATAGAGCAAACGCTTGAAACTATAACTGGACGTTATAACATCTTATATAATAAGGTTTTCATCTTAGAATCTAAAGATAGTGATGAGTTCATTTGTACTTACAACATCGATCCAGGAAATCTGAGCACAACCTCAGTTTTGCCTAATACTATCTTATTGCATCGCAAAAAAGAGTCAAATACTTTATATACAATTAATGCTTTGAATACTTTAATCAAAACATTGAATAACGGTTATGCTGATCCTAATTACAAAGTAGAATGGAATGATTATAAAAACACCATTTTACTCACTAATGGCCCTGATCTTCGTAAGTTGGAAACAACTATTTACAAGATAGTTAATCTCTAAGTTATAAATGGCCTCCTTCGTAACACACGGGGATATTTATAATAGATGACAGATGTCACTAAAATATATTTAATTACTAATATAGATAATAATCCTAATAAAGTTTATATAGGTAAGACTAAAAACAATTCCCGTGAAAAGGACCATAAATTTAAATTTGGTCCTCAAATTACCTTTGATTATATTGATGAAATACATTCATTAGATCGTAAAGATTGGACGCCATTAGAAATATATTGGATAGAACAATTTAGACAATGGGGATTTATTATAATGAATCCTAACAAAAAAGGTGGAGGCGGTCCTGAATATCATACTGATAGTACTAAACAAAAAATAAGTAAACGTCTTTTAGGTCGCAAATTCTCAGAGTCATCAAAACAAAAAATGACTAAAGCTAATTCTAGACCTAAAACAGCTAAATTTATTAACAAAATAAGAAAACCAGTTCTTCAATTCACTAAACAAGGAGAATTTGTTAAAGAATGGGAATCATCTAAACATGCCGCTGTAAAAATGTATGGTTATTATAATGATAATATAGGAAGGTGTTGTCGTGGAGAATTAAAAATAGCTAGAGGTTTTACATGGAGATGGAAATAAGTTTGGCATCTAAGAATTTTGATGCTATATTTACTATATACAATTTAAACAATAAAAGTTATAACATGGATTTAAATGCAATTAAGCAACGTATGCAATCGTTGCAAAACAAAGGCAAAGGCGGCGCCAAGAATGACGACCGTGCTAAAAATTTCTGGATACCACCAGTAGGCAAATCAGTGATTCGTATTGTTCCATCTAAGTTCAACAAATCAAATCCATTCAAAGAAGTAATGTTCCATTATGGTATTGGAAACAAAACCATGTTGTCATTAACTAACTTTGGTGAAAAAGATCCAATTGTTGAATTTGCACAACAACTACGTAAAACTAGTGACAAAGAAAATTGGTCATTAGCTAAAAAGATTGAACCTAAAATGAGAGTATTTGTTCCTGTAATTGTTAAAGGCGAAGAAGACAAAGGTGTTCGCATGTGGCAATTTGGTAAGGAAATGTATCTTGAACTATTAGGTATTGCTGAAGATGATGATATCGGAGATTACACAGACATTATGGATGGTAGAGACTTAACAGTTGATACAGTTGGACCTGAAGTTACAGGTACTAAATTCAACAAATCATCTATTCGTATCAAACCAAAAACATCACCATTATCAGAAGATAATGAGTTGATTAAAAAATGGATTTCAGAACAACCAGACGTACTTTCACTTTATAAGAAGTATGAGTTTGATGAAATGAAAACCATGTTAATGGAATGGTTAGAACCAAGTGAAGACAGTGGTGAAGAAACAACTGAAGAAGTCGCTGAAACACCAGTAGTAGAAGCACCTAAAACTAACTACACTCTTAACACTAAGAAAAAAGGGTTTGATGAAGATGAATTTGATGAATTATTCCAAAAATAACTAAACAATGGCTAAAACAGCAAAAAGCGTAAACGCTAGTGTTTCTCAAGCTATTAAAGGTACATTTGATCTTGATAAGTTTAAGAAAACTAAAAAACTAGATCAATCATCAAATTTTAAAGCGCAGAAGTGGATTCCATTCTCACCTGCAGTACAAGATGCACTTTCAATTCCTGGTATACCAATGGGTCATATCACAATTGCTAGAGGTGGATCGGATACAGGAAAAACAACTTTAATGATTGAAGCAGCAGTAGCTGCCCAAAAAATGGGAGTGTTACCTGTATTCATTATTACTGAGATGAAATGGGATTTCGCTCACGCTCAAAAAATGGGATTCAGTTGTGAAGCTGTTCCTGATGAAGCAACAGGAGAAGTATTAAACTATAGTGGTTTCTTCTTATATGTTGACAGATCAACTCTAAATTCAATTGAGGATGTAGCAGCATTTATCGCTGACATTTTAGATGAGCAAAAGAAAGGTAACTTACCTCATGACTTGTTATTCTTATGGGATTCAGTAGGTTCTATACCATGTGATATGAGTATTGAACAAGGAAAAAATAATCCAATGTGGAATGCAGGTGCTATGTCGACACAATTTGGTAATTTCATTAACCAGAAGTTTCCAATGTCACGTAAAGAAAGTTACCAATTCACTAACACGTTCTTTGTAATTAATAAAGTAGGAGTTCAACCAGCACTTACACCTATGAGTCAACCAAGAATGACTAATAAAGGTGGTAATACAATGTATTGGGATGCTTCATTAGTAATTACATTTGGTAATGTTACAAATAGTGGTACATCTAAAATACACGCTCAAAATAAAGGTAAAAAAGTAGAGTTTGCTAAACGTACCAAAATATCAATTGACAAGATTCACGCTGATTGTGGTATTGCTACAACATCAACAGTAATTGTTACACCACATGGATTTATTCCTGACACTAAAGACGATGAGAAAGCTTATAAGGCAGCTCACGCACATGAGTGGTTTGGTGAAAATGTAAAAATTGAAGAAATTCAAGTTACAGAAGACAATAGTGAATGGGAAGAAAGTAGTAAAATATCACCAATGATTGAAATTGACAATGACGATGAACAAGACGCTTAAGCAAATACTTGATGGTATACAAAACTCACAAGAGGATCCATTACATTTAAATAGTAGAATACTACTAGTAGATTCAATGAACACATTTCTAAGAAGCTTTGCCATGATCAATCATATGAATCCAGGAGGAGCCCACATTGGTGGGCTCACTGGTTTCTTAAAGTCGATCGGTTTTGCAATTAGACATATTAAACCTACTAGAGTAATTCTAGTATTTGATGGTACAGGCAGTACAACAAACAAAAAGAATTTATTTGCTGATTACAAAGGCAATAGAAAACTACAACGTATAACTAATTGGGATGGCTTTGACAACAAAGAAGAAGAAGCAGCATCGATTGAAGATCAAATATTACGTTTAGTTAATTATTTAAGATTATTACCTGTTGATTTACTTTCTATTGATAAAGTAGAAGCGGATGATGTTATAGCTTATATAACTAATAAGGCTAAGGATGAAGTATATATCATGTCAGCTGACCAAGATTTTTTACAATTAGTAAATGATAAAGTAACAGTATATTCTCCTGTTAAAAAGAAATTTTATACACCTAAATTAGTTAAAGAAGACTATAATTTATATCCTCAAAACTATATCAATCAAAAGATATTAATGGGAGATAGTTCAGATAATATACCTGGAGTAAAAGGATTAGGTCCTAAAAAACTATTCAAGTTATTCCCAGAATTAGAATCTACAGCTACTGTTACATTTGAAAGTATATTAGAGAAATCTAAAGAATTAGTTAATGAACATGGTTTATATGGAGACATTTGTAATTTCTCAAAACAACTCTTACTGAATCAACAATTAATGGATTTAACAGATGTAGATATACCTGAAAACGGTATTGAGGAGATAGAAGAGGTTTTAACTAGTAAACCTTCAAAACTAGAAAAATTAGCATTTTTAAAATTATACAACAAAGATAAGTTAGGTAATTCAATCCCTAACACAGAGATTTGGCTAACCGAAATATTTTCATATCTTCAAGCATATAAAATAAAATAAAAGTTATGGTTGCATTTAGCAAATTGAATCAATATGGTTTGAATTTTCAAACCAAGGTAATTAGCTCGCTTCTTAAAAATAAAAAATTTCTACTTAACATTAGAGATGTAGCTACACCTGATTATTTTGATAATCAAGCTCATCAATGGTTAGTAGAAACTATTATCAAGTATTTTGATAAATGGCACTCAACTCCTACATTAGATACTTTACATATTGAAGTAAAGAAAATAGATAATGATGTTTTAAAAACATCTGTAGTTGAACAGCTAAAAGAAGCATATAAAGCTTCAAATGAAGATCAAGATTATGTAGAACAAGAATTTAGTAATTTCTGTAAAAACCAACAACTAAAAAAAGCACTATTAACATCAGTTGATTTACTACAATCAGGAATGTATGATGACATTAGAGCACTTGTCGACTCAGCTTTAAAAGCAGGTATGGACAAAAACTTAGGTCATGAGTATGAAAAAGATGTTGAAGATAGATATCGTGCTGAATATAGAAATCCAATTGCTACACCTTGGTCTGTAGTAAATGAATTACTACAAGGTGGATTAGGGGGTGGTGATTTTGGATTAATATTCGGAGGCCCAGGTGGTGGTAAGAGTTGGTCATTAATTGCTTTAGGAGCAGCAGCTGTTAAAGCAGGATTTAATGTTAACCACTACACACTAGAATTAAGTGAAGCATATGTAGGTAAAAGATATGATGCTTGTTTTACCAATATATCAGTAGCCCAAATACAAGAACACAGAACAGACGTTGAAAAAGTGGTTTCTACTTTACCTGGTAGATTAGTGATTAAAGAATATCCGACGGGTAAAGCGACTATAAGCACTATTGAGTCGCATATACAAAAATGTAGAGACTTAGACCAAGCGCCAGATTTAGTTCTTATTGATTACGTGGATTTATTACGTGCTAACAGAACAAGTAAAGAACGTAAGGAAGAAATTGATGATGTTTATGTAGCTACTAAAGGTTTAGCACGTGAAATGAATGTTCCAATTTGGTCTGTAAGCCAGGTAAATAGAGCAGGTGCTAATGATAATATTATTGAAGGTGATAAAGCAGCGGGTTCTTATAATAAAATGATGATTACTGACTTTGCAATGTCATTATCACGTCGACGTCAAGATAAAGCAGGCGGTACAGGTAGATTCCATATAATGAAAAATAGATATGGTATGGATGGTATAACTTATGCAGCTGTCATAGACACATCTACGGGTCATATACAGATTGATAGTAATGAATTGGATGAAGAAACACTTGAAAGTGAAAAACCAAAGAAATTAAATGAAAATTTTGATACCTTTGATCGGGACACTTTAAAGAGAAAGTTTTTTGAACTTAATAATAATAGTAAACCTTAAACATATTTATCATTATATGAGTAAAGTTGTACTAGTATCGTGTTCTTCAGGTAAAGAGGCAAAACCAATGCCCGCTGAAAAGTTATATAATTCTGATTTGTTTAAGAAACAAATGGAGTATGCTAAAAAATTAGCTAGTCCAAATAATATATATATCATATCTGCTAAATATCATTTAGTACCATTAAATAAAACAATACCTCCTTATAACTTAACGTTAAAGGAAATGCCAGCTAGTGAACGTGAAAAATGGTCAGAAGTTGTTTTAAAACAATTACAACAAAAAGGTTATAATCTTGACAAAGATACTTTTGTTATTTTAGCAGGAAATGCTTATCGTCAATATTTAGAACCCCACATGAAAAATGTTGAGGTACCTTTTGAAGGTCTTCGTATAGGACAACAAAAGAAAGCGTTGTTACAAAAACTTAAAGAAGCTATCATTAAGTTAACAACAAAAATAATTAAGGAAGTAAAAAAACTCTATAAAAATGGAATACTCTAAAACCAAAATTGAAGAATTGATGAATCAATATCTTCAAGATAATGATGACTTTGGTGATGAGAATGAATCAAAGTTAATTAATGAAGTTTTTACTGGTTTTAAACCATTATTGTTAGAGGGTACTAGTGAGAGGATTTCAGAATCACTTCTTCAAGAACATGCTTTATCACTTAAAGGTGTGCCTAAAGATATTTTTGAAGATTTTGTTTTGTACATTCAGATGACTGAATTAGACAGTCGATTACTTTAAATTAAGGAAATAAAAATAAAGCTACTGAAAAGTGGCATGACATCGTACACTTAACTTTTAAATATATAAATCAAAATGGACGTAACACAGGGAATTCTATCTGAAATTACCACATACATGAAGTATGCCAAATTTAGACCAGAATTAAACAGAAGAGAAACATGGGAAGAATTAGTAACTAGAAACAAGGAAATGCACCAAAATAAATTTCCACAGTTAAAAAATGAAATTGAAGAAGCTTATAAACTTGTATATGATAAAAAGGTTTTACCGTCAATGCGTAGCTTACAGTTTGCGGGTAAGCCCATTGAACTTAATAATGCTCGTATATTTAATTGCAGTTTTCTGCCTATTGATGATTGGCGTTCTTTCAGCGAAATAATGTTTTTGCTGTTAAGCGGATGTGGAGTAGGTTACTCAGTACAAACTCATCATATTGAACAATTACCAGAAATTAAAGTACCAATCAAATCAAAACGTTACTTAATTGGTGACAGTATTGAAGGATGGGCTGATGCTGTTCGTATGTTATGTAAAGCATATTTTACAGGCGCTCCATTACCATTATTTGACTTTAGAGATATTAGAGCAAAAGGCGCTCAATTAATTACTGTAGGTGGTAAAGCACCTGGTCCTGAACCATTAAAAGAATGTTTATTTAACTTACAAAAAGTATTTGAACGTAAGAAAAATGGTGATAGAATATCATCAGTAGAAGCTCATGATATGGCTTGCCATATAGCAGATGCGGTATTGAGTGGTGGTATTAGAAGAGCAGCGTTAATCTCATTATTCAACTTGGATGATGAAGATATGCTAACATGCAAATTTGGAAATTGGTGGGAAGAAAATCCACAACGTGGAAGAGCAAATAACTCAGCAGTTGTGATGCGTCATAAAATTGATGAAGAAGAATTTTTTAAATTATGGAAGAAAATTGAATTAAGTAATTCAGGTGAACCAGGAATTTATTTTTCAAATGATAAAGATTGGGGAACTAATCCATGCTGTGAAATTGCTTTACGTTCTTATCAGTTCTGTAACTTATGTGAGGTGAATGTTTCAAATATTGAATCACAAGAAGATTTAAACGAAAGAGTAAGAGTAGGAGCATTTATAGGAACACTACAAGCAGCATACACTGATTTCCATTATTTAAGAGATATTTGGAGAAAAACAACTGAAAAAGACGCTTTATTAGGTGTTGGTATGACTGGTATTGGATCAGGTGTAATTTTAAATTACGATTTAAAGAAAGCGGCTGATTTAGCTAAAGAAGAAAATGCAAGAGTAGCAGAATTAATTGGTGTTAATAAAGCAGCTCGTGTAACTACAGTTAAACCATCAGGTACTAGTTCATTAGTATTAGGTACAGCATCAGGTATTCACGCTTGGCATAATGACTATTATATCAGACGTATTCGTGTAGGTAAGAATGAAGCTATTTACTCTTACTTAGCAGCTAACCACCCAGAATTAGTAGAAGATGATTTCTTCAAACCAACAATTCAAGCTGTAATTTCAGTACCACAACGTGCTCCACAAGGATCAATTTTAAGAACTGAAAACGTGATGGATATGTTAGAGCGTGTTAAGAAATTTAACATGCAATGGGTTAAGAAAGGACATCGTAGAGGTGCTAACACAAACAACGTATCTGCAACTGTATCAATTCAAGAAGGTGAATGGGAACAAGTAGGACAATGGATGTGGGATAATAAAGACACATTTAATGGTCTATCAGTATTACCTTATTTTGGAGGTACTTATACTCAAGCACCATTTGAAGATATCACTGAAGAACAATTCAATGAAATGGCTCAACATTTACATAATATTGATTTAAGTAAAATTGTTGAATTTAGTGATAATACAGCATTAATGGACCAAGCAGCTTGTGCAGGAGGTGCTTGTGAGATTGTCTAAACTAATAGAACATATTCACTACTATACGGAAGGTGAGCGAGTAATATTTACAGCTCTCTTCCATATAGAACGTGGTCAATGCTGCGGCAATGGTTGTAGACATTGTCCATATGAACCTACACATAAACGAGGAAACCAAATTGTACAAGACAAATATTTGGCGACCAAGGAAGAGATAGATATATTTAAGTCTAAATCAGGTTATGATAATACACTCAAAGGAAACAATCAATAGAGAGTTAAACAAACTACAACCACTCAAATATAACCAGTTTTTCTGGTGGCGAAAATTTAAAGAGAAATCTCCGTTGTCAAGTAAGGACGCTGTACACGCCCGAATTGATAATGGGGATTTCGATTTTTCGTCTTATTATTGGCAAGCACAATACGCCTTACTTGAGATGGAAGAAAAAACAGGCCATATTAGTGATCCATCTAAACGCCATGAATCTCAAACTATATATAGAGAACGTTATAGACGTTTAATGAAGGATTTTGAAAAGGATGAGCCACAACGTTTAGATGATTACATTAAAGCTGTGACTAGTCTTTTTGAAATAGAAAAAGAGGATTTGGAAAAGAAAATGGAAACTTTTGATGGAACCTTAAAAGAGCTTTATACATTAATAAAGACAAATTATGACTTTAGAACAATACAAAAACGTAGGGGTAGACCTAAAAAACAATAATATATGAATAAATTTCAATCAACAAAATTATTTGATGGATTCAGTTGTGTATTCCGTCAATGGAAAGCAGAAGGTACTCACTGTAGATTCCTTCATGGTTATGGTGTATCATTCAGAGTATGGTTTGAAGGAGAATTAGATGAAAGAAATTGGGTATGGGACTTTGGTGGTATGAAAAGAGCTAAAGGTACTATTGATAATATGAGCCCTAAAGAATGGATGGAGTATATGTTTGATCATACATTAATAGTAGCTGAAGATGATCCAGGTATTAGTGGATTTAAAACAATGGACAAACTAGGAATAGCTCAAGTTAGAGTATTACCAGCTGTTGGAGCAGAACAGTTTGCAAAATATATTTTTGAGAAATTAAACACATTTGTTCAAGAAGAAACTAGTGGTAGAGTTAAAGTTGTGAGAGTAGAATTTATGGAAAATAGTAAAAACACAGCTATATATGAGTAAGAGTAAAAAAGAAGAATGGGAAGAAGGTATGCTTGAAAATAATAGCTATTATGATATAGATATTATTAATAAAGCTAATAGGCCTATATTTGACAAAATAGCAGAATGGGAAAAAAGATATGCTAATGCCTCTAGTAACATGGGTAAATGGTATTGCCAACTTCAGATTGATAAATGGAAAAAAAAGTTACATAAATATAAATAATATGAAAGTAAGTCATGAGTTGCCTCTTGGTTTAATGCATCACGCGTATGAATGGAATGATTATGATTATTGTCTTCCTCATTTAATTGATCAGTATGATCAATATAGATTATTCTTTCAAAAATCACGTTTAGATAAACGTTTTATTATAATGGATAATGGGTTGTTTGAGGGAGTAACTCATACAACAGAAGATCTATTAGAAAAAATTAATTTAATTCGTCCTAATATTTTTATTGTTCCTGATGCTTGGAATGATTCAAAAATAACACTTCGTAATGCTAAAAGCTGGATGATTAATTACAAACAGCATCTCCCAGAAGAAGTAAATTTAATGGCTGTTTGTCAAGGACAAGACATAGGTGAGTTGATCACTACATATCAAATATTAGTTGATTTAGGATATACTCATATAGCATTTAATCATTCAAGTTGTGCTTATCAAGAGATGTATTCAACATTCGCAGGTACAGAACCATTAAAAGCATCAATGTATGGCAGAATGGAGTTTATTAGAAAATTAGTTGAACGTAATATTATTAGACCTACTTATTATCATCATTTATTAGGTTGTTCATTACCACAAGAATTTATGGCTTATAATGATTGGAAATTTATTAAATCAGTAGATACATCAAATCCAATTTTAGTAGGAGCTGAAGGTGAAAGATATAATGATAATGGCATTAGTTGGAAACCTGAACATAAACTAGAGCATTATTTTGAAATGGATTTATCTGACCGCTTAGATGACATTATCTTCAATGTAAATAAATTTAAAAGTTATGTCAAATAATATGCTTTCACTTTATGATTACTTAGGAAGAGCAGCAGGTAAAGAACTTGGTAAACATGTAGCAGCATATGCTCATAACCAAAAAACTAAAATCGAGACTAGACAAGTATCAAATCCTGTATATTCAGGACCTGTAAATTTATATACTGAAAACTTTTTATTATCATTTTTTAACAATCCTGACTATAGAACTGTTATTAAAGAAGATAGTGAATGGTATGAAAGTAAAAAGAAAAAATCGCTTGAACGGAAGGTAAGCGAAACACAAGATAATACTCTTCCATTTTAATTTAAAACAAATGAAAAAACAAGCAGTATTAAGTCTATCTGGTGGAATGGATTCTAGTACATTACTAATCCACTTATTATCTAATGATTATCAAGTAACAGCTTTATCTTTTGATTATGGTCAAAAACATAGAATTGAACTTGAACGAGCACAATCATTAGTTGAATATTTAAACTCTAAAGGACAAAGTGTAAAACATCAAATTATTAAATTAGATGGATTGCAACAATTACTTAACTCAGCTTTAGTTGAAGGTGGTAAAGATGTTCCTGAGGGACATTATGAGCAGGACAATATGAAAGAAACTGTTGTTCCTAATCGTAATAAGATTTTTTCTTCACTAATTCAAGCTGTTGCTTTATCTGAGGCAACTAAAGGTGAAAAACAACAATGTGCTATTGCGATGGGTATTCACGCTGGTGACCACGCTATTTATCCTGATTGTAGACAAGAATTTAGAGATGTAGATTTTGAAGCATTTAAAGTAGGTAACTGGGATAGTGAATTAGTATACCATTATACACCTTATTTGAATGATGATAAGTTTGGTATATTAAAAGATGGATTAGCAGCATGTAACACATTAGGCTTAGAATTTGATGAAGTATATAAACGTACAAATACATCATATAAACCAATTAAACTATCAGACACTGTATGGTTATCAGATTACAAATCAGCAGCATCAGTAGAACGTGTAGAAGCGTTTATTAAACTAGGCCGTCCTGATCCTGTAATGTATGGTGAAACACTTGAAAACGGTATTCGTATAGTTAAGTGGGAAGAAGTAAAATCAGAAGTAGAAAAAGTACTTAATGATCATAAAAAAGCTAATATATGATTCATGTCATTGAACATGCCTTAGGATTATGTGCTGACTCAAAAACACATTTAAATTTAATGGGGTTCCTTTTGGAACCCCTAAATTTTGATATTATTTTTAATTATATAAAAACATGGAGGAAACTATGAAATGTTTAAAAGACACAAAAACAGG